TGTATACTTAGTGTCGTATCGCTCACCAGACACGTAATTTTCATCCCCTGAAAATTTGATCGAAAGGATTCGAGCTGGCTCAGAATATTTTGACCGAGCAGAAAACTAATATAATCATACGGAGATCGGCTGACTCCGTCTGAACATACCGCAGGGGGATTGAACTGGACGGAAAAGATCGTGAAAGGGCTCTGGAATCCGGAGTTTGCCCACCTAGCGAGCGATCCCTTGAAATCGGCAGAAGGCGATGTAGGATCGATAAACGGTCCTAATCCTTCCCGATCAATATCTTCCTGATGATGCGCGGCAAGCTGGTTCAGCAGCAAATCGTCCATCGTCGCAATGTAAGAGGTATCCATTTATAGCTTTATTACTACTGAATTCTTCGCTGACTTCCGCGCATCCGACTGTGCCGACTTACGCAGTGCCGTCTTCAGCGAGGGTTTCGGGGGCGGAGGGATGTTCGGCATCGCAAACGTCGGTCCGGGTGCAGGGTCGGACGCACGCTGGGGGGGTGGCATAGGCATGCTGACCTTCTTCTCCTCCTTCTGAATATTCTTCAGGATATCGCCGATGCCCATGCCCGACGGAGGCTTCATCTCTCGTACCGGTTGCTTGGCGGGAATGCTCTTGATCGACTCGGCGGGTGGCGGTGCCTGTGTCCCACCCAGGAAGGACATCAAACCTGCAAGGGGATTGCTGGCAGGGGCGGGCGCGGGGGCAGGAGCGGGGTATGTCGGAACACTCGCCGCCTGCGACTGCTGACGGAACGTCTGTGTCTGCGTCTGCATTGCCTGCGCTGCCATCTGGCGCGCAATATCCGGATTGTTCTTGAGGATCTGCTCAATGTTCGGGACCGTAGACTTCATGGCCATCTGATTGGTCAGGTGAACCATGTACACCATGAAGCACGTGCGCATGGGAATACGTACGAGAGGATGCATGCGTATGTTCTCGCCGTAGAGATCATACACCTCCTCAAAATCCTCCTCGAGATCGGCCACGTTCATCTGGGCACTCTGGGACAGGCCGTCGAGCTGGAGACCGAATGCCTGCATGAGTGCCACGTTCTTGGACCCCCACTCAAGTGCAGACATACCCGTAATAAACCACTCTGAAAACTGCTTGATGGTGGAATCCATAGCCTTCTCACGGCGCACAAACTCGAGCTCCATCTCCATCTCGTCAAGGGGCGAGTCCATCGTGAAGCGCTTGCGCATCGGGACGCCGAGCTTGTTCAGGCGGTCAAACTTGCGCAGGAGCTCGTACTTACGCTTCATGAGGGCATCGTCGGATACCTTGGGTTGAACATTCACCGGCTTTAGGTAGGCCTCTGCGTTCAAGTTCTCAACGCCATCCCATGAGCGCGTCGAGCCCACATCGTTCGCAGAGGGCACAAGCTTGGGCGGCTGAAGAGGCTCGGACGAAATGTCCATAAAGTCTAGAGAGATCTTTTCGAGATCGGCCATTTTTGTGTCGGGGGCACCCAGCGAGGGCATGCTCATTAGTAGGTCTGCGCCTGGGACGTCACTGCTCATTATCTGAATAACTCATCCTGTTCCTAAGATTGAAACGCGCGCCTGTGACGACGACTTGTTGCGACGCGCCGACCCTTTTTCTTCATCGTCCGTCGTCGGCGCCCGGCAGTGGTGACAGGTTTCAGAACAGCACGCATCCATGTCTGCGTTTCGACATCATTCTCATCGGGATTCTCTTTCACAAACCGGTTGTACGCCTGGAGCGCCTTGGCGGTGGGTGTAGCACCCCGGGCAATCAGCTTCTGCGCCATATCTCCCTGCCCCTGCCCCGCGACAAATGCCAGGGGAGTTGTACCGCTTGCGTCGGGTGTATTGACGGTCTGTACTGCCTCCGGATGTCCATCGAGGTATGCATGCAAATCACGGGGTTCAATCCACTTGTTCTTCGGATCTTGTAGCCACGCGACGAGTGTTGACATATTACATCTATGCAGGAGGATGTTCCAAGAAGTAGAGTCCTTGGAGCATCGAATCTGCAAGGTCATCCTTCTTTTTATGTGACTTGAAGAACGCCATATTTACCGGGGGACACAGTGCCTCACAGTGAACGATACCCGTCTTCTTGCGTCCACGGTACGAGTCTGTGCGATCATCGACTGTCACAATATTGTCGAGCTTGTGGATAGCGGATACGCCCTTGGTACGAAATCCACGGCACGAAAAGTACATGTGGAGCATGGCCTGTACCGCAAACATACGACGATCCAATTGGTTCTCAAAAATCACGAGATCGGCACCGGTCCACCACTCTGCGCGCTTGTCCAGCGAGGTGACAATATCGCCTACGAGATCAAGAACGCCACCGCCAGCTGCGCGCGCGTTCCCCTTGAATTTCGACCACCCCGTCTTATTCATCTCCGTCCAGATCTGAGCAATCAGATCTTTCTTTGGCTGGCCCGCAGGGATGCCGTACGTCTTGGCAATTTCCTGAACTTCAGTAGCGGGTTTCTTGGTAAGTCCCGATTTTGTCATTGCCAAAAACTTTGGTCGATGACGCGAGCACGACTGTGTTCCGGCGGTATTTTGCACCCACATTGCGGGCTTGGCACACTTGTAGCACGCAGTTCGCGCGATGCCATTCTTCTCACCTACGACATCGATCACGTCCCATCCAGTAATCCTCATATCTGTTCTAGAGGTACCCTCGAGAACACATACGGCAAGATTTCGCAGTCCAACATCGAAACTGACCAACTTCATTACTTTACTTTACTAGGTTTCTTCTGTTTAACTCGCAACCTGGACCAGGGAGATCAGAGTTGACTTCTTATCACTCTTGTTGAACGGAATGCCCTTCTCGATGAGGAGCTGGCGGAGCTCGGCAACCGTCTTGCCGGCCACGTCAACCGCATCCATGACCTGCGGAGCAATCTCCTCGACGTCATCGTCATGAACAGACACGCGATCATCGACCTCGAGATCAACAACGGGCTCTAGCTCCGCCTCTGCCTCGGACTCAGCATTACCCGCCTCAGCCTCAGTCTCAGCAGTCTCCTCCTCGTCGGGAAGCGTACCAAAGGACAGTGGCGGAGCGGTGACTGCAACGGCGAGTGCATTGATTGCCTCGGACATGCGTGACTGCTGGATGTACAGCCACGCAACGAGGCCGGTGAGAACAAGAACGATACCTGCGAGCAGTGCGACGATTCCATGAAAGAACTCCATTTTATGTTCTGGTATTAGTTTTTACCCCGCTTTTAAACGCCCTCTTCAAAAATCATCCAGGTCCGTCTTGATGACCATGTCCTCTTGGCGAGCACCCACCCCCGCCTTGGAGTAATCCGAAATACGGCGCTCAAAGAAATTACCCTTGCCCTCCATAGAAATCATGTCCATGAAATCAAAAGGATTCTGCGTTCCATAGATCTTCGAGATACCGAGCTGAACGGCGAGACGATCGGCAACGAACTGGATGTACTGCTTCATGAGTTTTGCGTTCATGCCGATGAGGGAGCACGGAAGGGCTTCGCAGATGAACTCACACTCAATGTCCACCGCCTCGACAATGATCTGGCGGATCTTGTCACTGGGCAGTCCCTTTCCGAGGTGGTACATCTCCACTGCAAAAACGGTATGCAGTCCCTCGTCGCGCGAGATGAGCTCGTTCGAAAAGCAGAGGCCCGGCATCAGGCCACGCTTCTTAAGCCAGTAGATGGAACAGAATGCGCCACTGAAGAAAATACCCTCAACACACGCAAATGCTACCAGACGCGTCGCAAAATCCTCATTGCTGTCAATCCACTTCAGTGCCCACTCGCCCTTCTTCTTAATGCAGGGGATCGTGTCGAGTGCACGGAAGTAGTGAAGGCGCTCCTGTGCGTCGGTCACATACTTGTCGATCAGAAGCGAATAGGTCTCGGAGTGGATACCCTCCATAGCGTTCTGGAAGGCATAGAATAGGCGCGCAACTGGACTCTCCACGTCGCGCTGGAACCGAGTCGCCAGGTTCTCTTGAACGATGCCATCAGACCCTGCAAAGAATGCAAGGATCTGCTTGATGAAGTCTTGCTCCGGCGATGTAAGTCCAGCCCAATCATCTGCATCCTTTGAAAAATCAATCTCTTCGGGGGTCCAGAATGAGGCGACCGACTGTTTGTATAGCTGGTAGATCGCCGTCTCATTCGACTTGATAGGAAATAGCGTATAACGTTCGCCGAGGGTTGCCATGTTGTCTGTATATATCACGCAGAAAATGGTTAAATGCTTGTCTACTCTTAAAAACAACAGCATGAGTTCCAGCACGAATCCGGGGTATAATCCAACGTCAAACGTGTCGTTGGTGCGTAAACTCTTCGCGACGAGCTATGCATTTGATTCGAACGCAAATGAGTTTGCTACAAAGATCAATCTTGATCTTCCGGGAGACCTAATTATCGGCAACAATTCTACCAATTACAGCCTGAGTGTGAATGGTCAAGCTGTGGCCACAACTGCATCCGTCAACAATATTGTCATTGCTGTCAGTTCGCTCAGCCAGTGGGCAACGTATCGCGCAGTGTCGAATGTGGATCTGAGCCGTAACAATATTACAAATGTCAGCGGTTTGACGGTGTCCAACAACATCACCGCGTCAAACATCACAACTGGAAATATCAATTTGACATCTATCAACAACGTTCCTTACACTGTGGGTGTGACCTCTATCACTGCAGGGGCCAATATCGGAATCAGCTCTACGACCGGAAACGTTGTTATCAGCAATAACGGTGTGCGCACCCTGATTTCGGGCAATGGTGTTTCTGTGTCCAGTACCAGTGGCGATATCACCGTCAACAATACGGGTGTCCTGTGCAACACAGCTGGTACGGGAATAGGCATTTCAACGGTGGGTGGAAACAGCACAATTACAAACTTGGGTGTCAAGTCAATCACCGCAGGCAATGGTATCGCACTCGATCGTACGACTGGAGACGTGGTGGTCTCGACAGCCACGGGCATTGCAACCGGTGTAGCGTATACGTTCGGCCAGCTGGTTGCGCTGGGAACAAACCACGGCGCTAGTAATTACCAGATTTCCAAGTCAAATGCAACCGCAGGGTGGGTGACAATTCCAAACTCATCCAACACATTCAATAGCAACAGTACCACTGCCGTGGGTATCGCCGGTGCAACTGACGATAATGGTAAGACTCTCATTATTGCCAGCAATGTAGGAACGGGAAACCAACTGCTCGTGAGCGCAAACAGTGGAAATTCATGGACGCCTCAGACAGTAACTACGACACAACCACTGTCACTCTCGAACGTTGCTACGGATCGGGGTGTTACGTGGGTGCTCGTGGGTGCCACAAACACGGCAAGCGAGGCTATGCTGTACGGATCGAACGTCAGTGGCGCTCTTACCTTCAAGACCAGTTTGTCAGGAGATGCTCGACCATATTCACCATGGGGGGCATCTGGGACTGGAAACGGAATAGGAACCGATGGATCGTGGTATACGGTGGTGGGTACGGGACGTCGTCAGATTGCATATAACCGCACTACAGCTCTTGCTACCATCAGCGCGTGGTTTGAGGTCCCAGGATACCCGTTTGGAGATGTGAACTCTGTGGGTCTCGCGGTTGCGGGTACGAATCTGAGTGGCTGGATTGCAGTGGGGCGCGGTTCAAATCAGATTGTCTACAGCCCCTTCAATGCGACATCACCCAATGTATGGAACGGTCAGGGTGCGCTCTTCGGGTCGAATGGTCAAGGAAACGCGGTGGTGTGGAACACGTTCTCTGTATGTGGTGGATGGTATGTTGCAGGAACCCCCGACAACGGTAGTCCCTTGACAGACTACAGTAATTATGGCCAGATTCTATTCAGCAGTAACGGTACAACATGGTGTAATGCAGGGTATCCATTTGGTCAGGGGGGTAGTGCGACATCTTTGGCCGTGGTGGGATCCAATCTATATGTTTCTGGAATTCAAGGAGATGGTTCCAATTGCGCGCGGGTCTATATTTCTCGCGCCACCGGGACGGATGACATCAGCCATTCGTGGGTCGTAGATTCTACACAGCCATTCGGAAGCAACAATGGGTCGATGATCCCTGCTCTCATATACGCCAAGTCTCAGCAGGTGGGGGGCGTCGCCGGTATCTCGGTGAATGATAAGACACTTCAAGTAGGACCCATCGGATTCCACGGAACACCGTATATCAATATTACGAGCGATAACAGCCAGAATGTATACTGGGCAAATGTAGGTGTTGTGGAAGTTACCGGCGCGGTGACGACCACTACCGACAGTAATGGAGGCGTGCACGTGAACGTGACCGGAACGAGCGTGGGTGGTAGTCTAAGCAACGGACCTGGCATCCAGCTCAGTAATGCGGGGAGTATCACGGTCATTAGCAATACGGGCGTGTTGTCATTTTCTTCATCGGGTGGTCTGTTGGTTACTTCGAACGCGACGGGTAATGTAGCTATCAGTAACAGTGGTGTGTGGTCTTGCGTTGCGGGTTCAGGTATTGGACTTGTAGGATCTGGTGGTAGCGGAACCAAAAATGTGACCATTTCGAATACGGGTGTCACGTCAAATATCGCAGGAGACGGCATCGGTGTCAACGCTGGAACGGGTTCCGTTACAATTACAAATACTGGTGTCACAAAGCTGATTGCCGGAGTCAATACAACCGTCAACTCAAACGTTGCTAGCATTCAAGGGCATTGGTCTGTGGATGTCACGCCCTTTGCCGGCATCGCAGCGTACAGCACGACGAGCAACACGTCTCTGGGAGGTCCAATAGCCGTTCCGTGGTCTGGATCTAACTGGGGATCAACGGTCGCGACCTCAAACACAACAAAGATAAAGTTTTCGAATGGTGGAACATTCAAAGTCGATGGAATTATTTCCGTCAATACCTTGAACGGTACGTATGTAACCGGATGGCTGAAACAGAACGGGAGCATTAACATCGTGGGAAGCACATTCACGATCTCGGGACTTGTAGCGTCCAATGTGGGCTCTTTTGGTTATTCATCGACAGTTGTGGTAACTGCAGGTGACTACCTTGAGCTGTACGTATCCAGCGACGGTGGAAACGATGCGCTGTACACGCCCGTATCAAATGGTGTTACGTGGAGCACTGGGTATGCTGCGACTCTAAACGCCCTGCGCCTGGCGTAGTCCCACCTTCTGAATTGATACCGCAGAAACCCCAGAATGCTTGGCAAAGTCTTTAATGAATACGCGCACTGCACTCTTATCGAGACCGACTGTGAGTGTATGCGCAATGAGCCCAGCAACCATAACCTTTGGCGTATGCTCAAGCTCCTCATCGGGGTTCTTGAAGATTGCGCGAATTGAATTCAGAATCTGGTCACGCTGTTCTTCGTGGACATCGAGACCATTCATCATGCGTTCGGCAAGTGATAGTTGAGTCTTGAGTAATGGATTATCATCTGCAATCATGCCGAATCGCTGAATGGCCTTGGACAGTGAACGTGTGGACACATTCACAATTGTGGCAATTTCTTCGTGCGTCCGCGAGACATCGAAGCGCCGACAGGCGACAAAGAAGACCGCACCCAACAGGGCACGACGGGTTTCTCCGCGCAGTTTCAGGGCGTCTTCTTGGCTCTTGAGGAGGGAGCAGGCTTCCTGAAGAATGGCTTTGGTGAACCCATTGCGGTACGCATACTGGTTCACAATTTCAAACATAGACAGCCACGATCGTTCCGAGTGCGATGCGAGCGACCACGCCGAGAGTCGTTGGATGCTCCTGAATTGCGCAGATGCCACCTTGCGATTCATGGCCATGGAACCGTACGAGGAATCGGGCAGAAGCTGGCTGATAGTGAGGCCTACACGCGACGGGTCTTCATTGCGATCCTCGGAGCCATAGTACCTCCACTCCGCCCCCTCATCAATTGCCTGATCCATAATAGTTCCACAGGAAGTGCAGACGTACTGTCCCTCCTCTGTAATAATACCTCGCGGATCATGGACACACATTCTCGCTTCTGCTACTGACATGACGGCCGTGTGTAAAAGTCCGTTTTTAACTATTCATCTTTTGACGAAGAAACTCCATTGCAGACTCATTGTACACAAATGGACGATAGTCGGGTCCGGCTTTTGGTGGCGCCCGTGTACGCGCCGGAGCACTGGTTGGCATCCATGAAATGAAGAGGATACCGCCCCCCACTGTCCAGACCTGAAAGCCCTGCTCTTCCATACTTTCCTTGACATATGTGATTGCCTCGCGGTGATCAAATAGAGGGTATCCAAATACAAAAGATGGAACCTCAAATGCAAAGTATGGCGCTCCGGGGTTTGTGGTGGCGTGTGTCTTGATTTGTCCCGATAAGCTTGCCATTACTGGTTTCATGGCTTGCATATTGATTGTTTTACGTTGTTCCTCCTGCTTCCAGAGATCCCTGGCACGAATCATTTTCATACACGCAGAAAAGATCACATAAGAATGGACACATACTCTATTTTAGGTTTGAACGGAGGAGGCATGCGGGGAGCACTTCAGCTGGGTGCGCTCCGTGCACTCTCCGACGAATTGGGAGAGCCACAGCTATACAAGGTGTTTCACAAAGGTGTCTATGGTATTTCTGTCGGCGCCATTATTTCGGCTTTGATTGCGTTCGGTTTCACAATCGAAGAGCTGAATAAGTTTACTGACTGTTTTGTGAATATCCAGGACAGCATCCATCCTCCGCGTCTCCAGTCGTTCCTGACATTTGCCCACACGCGTGGACTCGATGACGGCGCGCTCATCTATAAACAGATCGATAGTATATTCAAGACGCGGGGACAAGATCTCGCAACATTACGGGTAGGTTACGCACTGATCCCCCTGCACATTGTGGCGTCAGATATTACCAACCTAAAAATTGTTCGGTTCGGACCCAGTGTGCGCCTATGGGATGCTCTGCGTGCATCCATGTCACTACCCTTCATTTTTACCCCGCACATCATTCGAGGATCGATGTTTGTGGACGGAGCTGTCCTGTGCCAGAACATCATGTCGGTGATTCCAAAGGCGGAACGCAGTAATGCACTCCTGCTGTTGACGACCCACACGCCCTCGGTTACGCCCGAAAATTATGCGTCACTGCTCCCCTTCTGCCGTTCACTCATGGAGACGCACAATATCAAGGCAACATATCCAGAAAACACGTGCCTGTTGGTGGAAGACAACACGCAGATGTTCAGTTTCTGGGATAATCGGAATGCCCTGCAGAATTTGCTGGATCTAGGACGAGGCATGTTTCTTGATTTCCGGGCCAAGCGCGGACACCAGGAACTCGCGCATGACACCGACTGAATCGGGTCCAACGTATTCGTACACTTTCTTGGCTGTGAGAAGTTTGAAGTCTGGATATGAATCCACCTTGTACGCCTGGCATTCGCGCTTGTCAACGTCGCAGTTAATCATCTTGACAACGACCTGCTTGCCACCGTAGGTGTACTCGGACACGATCTGCCGGAGACTCTCCACCTTGGGCATGGCATCCTGTGAGTAGGGACACCATTTTACAAAGAAGAACATGAATGTTGCCTGGTCGGCGCGCAAGTCGTTCTCGGTCGGAGGTTCTGATATCACGACACGACTCGCAGGGGGGAAGCCACGGAACGCCCAATAGAACCCCACAAATATAATGATAAATGCCAGGGTTATCCCGCCGGCCTGGAGACCAGTTGTAAAGTACTCATTCATCTTTCCTTGCTACTATTGGATATAGAGCAGACGTTATTTTGCGCTCCTTAGCATACCATTCTCGGTATGCCTTATGGGCATCCACACCTTGCGCACGGCTCCACATTATGTGATGCGTAAGGGCTGGAGGTTCTCCATGAACTGGCTTTACAGTGTACCAAAAACCGTGGCACCTGAACATTATATATTAACTATGGCTGGCTTAAAACCGGGGGAAGCCGACCAGGTTCGCGCCGATACCGAAGCCAGCACCCGTGCGGGCAGACGAGCCGACGGAGGGGGCATAGATATCGAGGATGGCGAACACGGCGAGGGCCGTCAGGGCAATGGTGCCGATCTCATCCACGCGGAGCTTCTTGCCCGGGAGCAGGTAGCACGCGACGGCGACGGCGAGGCCCTCCAGGGCGTACTTGACGAGGCGCTTGACCAGGTCGGCAATATCAATTCCCATCGGGGGCGGGGCGGGGGCGGCTTTGTGTGCATCGGCCATTTGAGTTTATACTTGATAAAGGAG